AACTTTTGGTAAAGAGCCTGAAGATACCACTGAGATATTTTCTTGGGATGGCACTCATTACCTTATTCAGAACACATGCACCGGCCCTGCTTTTGAAATTGTTTCTAGGAAGGGAGAGTTTAAATGAACAAATACGCTTTTGGGGATTCGGCCTCTTTTAATTTTAAATTTAAAGAATTGGAGAATTATTAATGATGCGTGACATAGTGAAAGCAAGAGACGAAAGGGGTAATGTGAGCATTATGGGAGAGCATGATGATCGCCTTGATGCATTAGAACATGAGCAAATGCTCACAAAAGAATACCCGTTAATGTACGTGTGGATTGAGACAGTACACTATTGGAATGAGGATGAGTAGCATGTTGGCTTATACATGTTTAGTCTTGGCAGTAGTAAGCATAATGATGATGCTAGATATTGGAGATGATATTAAAAATAAGAGGATAACTGTAAAATATTTATGTATTCATGTCGTATTAATGATTAGTATGATTATTATTATGTGGAATATTATAGATTCTATATAACTGAAAAAAAAGAAAAGGACAAAAGAAAAAAATATATGACAAGAGCATACATTTTACGGGCTGACAGTGCAATCTAAAAATTCTCTGTCAACCCCCTTTTGCGACGAAACGTCCATAAAACGGGACGAATGACTGTTGATAATAGTTCTCATTTAGATTAAAGGCATATTATGATCTTTACACGTAACGAATTAGACAAAGAAAACAAAACTCTTTTAAATAAATTGGTAGCATTTGGTGGTGACATAAAATACAGTAATGGACTGTTCATTTGGAACAGTAAAAGTTTTTCAGATGTTAAAAGCATGACAAAGCACATGGAGAAAATAAAATGAAAACTATAATTCATGTTAATCAGCATGTAATAAAGTCTAATCGTAAGAATGGTACTAAAGATCCTGTCCTTACGTGTAAGACATATAAAGAGGGCATGTACACAAACACAGCTTTAGTTATGAAAGATGGGGAGGAGATAGGGCGTTTTGTTTATCGACCTGATAAACCTTTGAGCTGTGGCGCACATGTCTGGTTTGAGACTAACTGCGAAGTAATAGAAGAGGTTTAAAATGAGCGGATCTTTTGTAGGTAAAATCAATTGTCCTAAATGTGGCAATTCAAACTCACTAAATATGTGGGAAGAGGATGATGTGAGGACAGGTTATTGTTTTCATCACAGTTGTAAATCTTATTTTAATGAGAGGGCATTATCCGAAGCTCCAGACAGCGATGTAGCGTACACAGAGAAAGAACCATACGACATAAGCTGGGTTAGTAATTTAAAGGCTATGGATAACGTCACACGAGGTCTAAAAGCTGGTGCTTATAGGCATTTCGGTGTAGTTCATGGGGTTAGTACTCAAGATGGGAGGACATTATCAGAAACATACTACCCTTTACGTGATGCGGGAGGTGAAACGATAGCTTATAAGGTGCGTATCCAGCAGCCTAAAAGTTTCTATGCAATGGGACAAGTACGTGCTGGCCTACCCTTTGGCTGGAGGGAAGCATTAGAGCAAGGTGGTTATTCTCTGTACATAACTGAGGGGGAGGAGGACGCAGTAGCAGTTTATACAGCTTGGATGAGAGAAAAGAAGCAGAAAGTTGCGGTTATCTCTCTAAAAAATGGCAGTAGTAGTGTAGTAAAATCATTACAGCCCATTTTAAAGGACATCACAGACAAGTACAAACAAGTCGTGTTCCTACCAGATGCTGATAGCAGTGGAGAAGATGCTGTTAAGAGTATTCGCTCTTTGTTTCCCACTAATTACCCTGTGAAAATAGGGAAGTACAGCGAGAATGACGCTAATGACATGGTCAGACAAGGTAAAGAGAAGGAATTAGTCTCAGCTTGTTACAATGCTGGTGTTCCTTTGTCATCAGAGATAATAGCACCTGATTGGGACATGTTTGAAGAGCTAAAGAAGCCATTGGAATTTGGATTGAGTTATCCGTGGCCTACACTTACAAAACTAACGAGAGGGCAGAGAGCGGGTGAGGTTATTTACTGGGGCGCACCTCCGAAAGGCGGTAAAACTACATTAGTCAATCTTTTAGCGGGTTGGAACATCAAAGAACACAATAGAAGAGTACTGATTGTGAGTCCGGAGTCACCCCCTAAAGCTACATTGAGAAGATTGTCAGGCTCCTTAGTCAATAAGATATTTCATGATCCAAACATCGTAGTTAATCCAGATGATGTCGATAGAGCTAGAGGAATAATTGGCGACAAGCTACACATTTTTACAAAATGGCAGACACCTAATTGGGCAGATACTAGACAATCTATCAAGGAGGAGGTGATGATGCAGGGTATTAAGGATGTGTACATAGACCCCATCACTAATTTCTCTGTGGGCATGAGTAGTAGTGAGAGAAATGATTTTCTAATTACAATGACAAGAGAATTGTCAGAAGATGCTGCTAATTACGGGTTCACAGCACATGTATTCTGTCACTACAACAAAGCTCCCAAGGGAGACAAACAGTGGAGTCAGGGCAGAGTACCGAGCAGTGACGACTTAGCAGGTAGTGGTGCTATGGCACAGGCATGTAACACAGCTATTGGTTTACAAATTTGGAAGGTCACGGAGGGCGAGGACATGGAGTACTTGAACAATTCAAGAGTTCTCCATATACTCGAAGACAGAGAGTTCGGTGTAGTAGCAGCGATACCTCTCAGATGGAATTCTTATACAGGCAAATTAGAGGAACAACAAGATGATTGAGTTATCAGCAGAAGAAGTAGCACTTAGGATTATTAGACTACGCAATGATACAAGAACAAGAGAGCATGAAATGGCTATTATGAAAAGAAAAATGAATGCTGCTAGGATTATCGAAGATAAGAAGATTGAAAAACTAAAGGAGCAAGGCGAATGATTAGAATAATGCAGTCACCACTAACAAATAGAATATTTGCTGGTAAAGTTAATACTAAAACTCACATGTGGAAGCCTAATAAATCTGATGTGACTTTAGACGCATTGGTTGCAGTAGCTAAGCACGTTTCAAATTTTGATCAGCCTGTAGTTATAACCCTTGAGGATGGAACGCCAGAGTTTGAAATAACCGTTAAAGATTTTAGGGTAAAGGAGAAAGGCGAAGGAATGAACATATTGAATTGGTTAAAAAATGGTTAGCTGACCCTGCGTCAGTTAGTCAAGGAGAATTAAAAGATAATCGCGCTGCTGCTGATGCTGCTGTTGATGCTGTTTATTGGGTAAAACGCTATGACGAATATACGGAGCAAGAGTAATGCTTGATTTAAAAAAATGGTTGGCAGTGAAAGATCATCGTGTTGAGATGGTTAAATCATATGTTGAGGGAAAAACAATTGCTGAGATATCAGTGGAATTTAACCGCCCAGTAACGTGCGTTAGATATCACATGGCAGAATATATGCCGTCACACGACGACATTGATGCGTTTAAGCGGAAGTTCGCAGCAAAGAAACTTAAAACAAAGAGGTACGAATGAATTATCCAGATAACATAGGAGGTGATACCTCAGACCCTCGCAGTCCTTTCTACATAGAACCACTTGAGTGTGACGAGTGCGGAGAGGAGCTTAGTATAGACGTAGACTGTGATGAGGACGGAGCATACACAGTAACACACTGTAAGAATTGTGATGATTGACTTGCATAAGGAGCGGAAGTTTGTATACAAGCTACTAGACAGAGCTAAGATGCCGTACCCCTTAAGAGAAGAGAAGTTCCAAGATTTTGCTGCATATTTTTACGAGAATTATAAGTACGATGATACGTATACAGAATCAACGTACATAGGATTGTTGTTTGGTAATTGGTTGACTTTGTGCGCTATAGAGTACAAGAAGAAATACAAAATCTTAAATCATTTGACAACTAATACAGATGATAAGAGAGCAGACTACTTAGATTGGGTTCAGAGTGACGCTCAAGATTATAAGGATGCTACACAACAAGAAATATCAGTGTATTGTGAGGAAGTGTTCTCTAAATTTAAACCCCTGACACAGGAGTATCTTTTAGAGAAAGCAGGTGGAGGTAGTCTCAACGGTTCTGATGGTCGTCTTGCAAGAGGTGTTGCTAAGGAGCAGGGTGTGACAAGACAGGCTGTACAGCAGAGAATACAGAAAGATTTGAAAAAAGTTTTAGAAAACTTATAACATACACAACAACTGTTTGAATGGTGAGTATATGAAATTAGTATGTGACATAGAGGCTAATGGTCTTTACGAAGAGGCAGACACAATACACTGTGCTGTATTCAAAGATGTGGATACAGGTAAGGTGTATAGATTAACAAAGAAAGAAAGCATCATCAGGATGCTAGAGAAGTGTACGTATCTTATCATGCACAACGGTGTGGGTTACGATATACCCCTGATTAAAAAGGTATACGGGTACGAGTACAGGGGCAAGATATTGGATACAGTCCTAATGTCACGAGAGGTATATAAGAATAAAAAAGTGCCGAATCAAATGAAAGAAGACTGTAAGACTGCTGGTAAAAAGCTTAGTGGGCCTCATAGTCTGGCAGCATGGGGATATAGATTAGAGAGAGGCAAGGTCGAGCATGAGGATTGGTCTGTATTCTCAGACGATATGATGCATAGATGTGTAGAAGATGTAGAGATAACGCATTTGCTGTACAGAGTACTGATGGGGTTAGAGCCTAAGTTCAAGACTGATAATAAACCTTGGAACAAGGAAGAATTCCCTAGCAAGGCACTCTGGCTTACACATGACTTCATGAGGGTTATTAGTAGACAAGAGAAGCATGGTTGGAAGTTAGACATCGAGAGGTGTGAAAGAAGTCTACATCAGTTATCGAAGTGGATACGTTGGATAGATGTTGTACTAGAATCCCATTTACCTGTACTACCCATCATCAAAGAAGACAGACTTGATGAGAATGCTGATAGCAATGGATTTCAAAACCCATTCACTAAAGCTGGTGAGTTCAATGCTAGGTTACAAAACTGGATAGACAAAGAACATATTGACTGGAATAGAGATACTATCGGTGGCAGTTTCTGTAGGGTTACATTCAGAAAAGTCAGTCTCAATTCAGATAAAGAAACAAAAGAGTGGTTACTAGCTATGGGTTGGCAACCAGAAGAATATAATTACAGTAAGAAAGAGGTAGATGAAGATGGTAATCCTAAGCGTACTAGTCCTAAGCTTAATTCTGATGATGCATTTATTGGTGTTGATGGTAAAGTTGGTAGACTCATTTGTAAAAGGGTTCAGTGTAGACACAGACAATCAAACATCCAAGGGTGGCTGGATAGGGTTCGCAGTGATGGTAGGTTGGAGTCTAGGATTAGTGGCTTTGCTGATACTTATCGTGTACGCCATGCAAACATAGCCAATGTTCCCAATGTGAATAGTTTCTACGGTAAGATTATGAGGAAGTGTTTCACATGTGAGGAAGGTATGGTGTTAGTCAGTGCTGATGCGGCTGCTTGTCAGGACAGAATGATTATATCAAGAGCAAGAGATGTCGGTATTAAAGATCCTATCTTTGAAGACATGATACTCAACGGAGACAAAGCTAAAGGTACAGATAGTCACAGTAGAGCAAGAGATGAGATTAACATTTTGTTTGCTAAGATGGGTCTCAAACCTATCAATCGTGGTTCAGCTAAGAATTTCTCCTATGCTTATAAGTTCGGAGGAGGAGCTAAGAAGCTTGGCTTCATGGCAGGTGAGAAGAATGAAACGAAAGCTATTAAGATAGGGAAGGCTATTAAAGAAGCATTTGATACAGTATTCCAAGCTCAGATAGAACTACAAGAACACTTGAAGAAAGAATGGAAAAAGAGGTCTAGTAATAGGGAGGTTAAGTACAAGTGGAAGGGGAGAGAGCAGGAGAAGAGGGAATACTACAATGGTCGTATTAAAGCTCTTGACGGGAGGGATGTGCTGATAAGGGATGAGAAGAATATACTTGTGTATACAGTACAGAGTGATGAGGCGTTAGTGATGCAACATGCAACAGTCTTAGCTAACCAAAGATTAGACGAGAAGTACAAAGATGGTATAGACTTCAAGCAAATAGGATTCTTTCACGATGAATACACGTTTGAGGTTAGACCTCAGATAGCAGAAGATGTTAAGGTAATACTAGAAGAGAGTATTGCTATTGCAGGAAAAGATTTCAATCTTAATCTCCCTCAGATAGGGGAAGGCGAGATTGGTTATAACTGGAGTGAAATTCACTAGGGGATATTATGAAAGATGATCACGGTAAAGCAGTGAGTGTAGATGCACGTTGTTATATAAGAGAAGAGGGGGAAGACGGGAAGTCTAGACTTATATTTGGTATTGTTACCAATGTGAGGAAGGAAGATTGTGTAGTCCGAGTCTATGATTACGGGAATATACATTCTAAGACAGTTAGTAATGTTTTGTTATCAACAGGAGGTTAGAATGAGAGCACCAGATATATTTATTACAATCCCATCTATTGATGGATATACGTACAATATAAAAACATATGATGTTTTGAATATGGTAGAGTACAAGAAAAAGTTACGTGTAACGTACAAAGAAGGTAGTGAATGTAAATTCTTTATGACGCTGTTGACGGCTGAAGAAATACATGCAAGAATTATTGCGTTAGAAGAATCTAATTTTAAATACACATTTGGAGGATAGTATGCCAGCAATTAACGGTAACGTAGAAGCACTAAGCATTAAAGAGATGGAAAAAGAAGACCAGTTCGGTAATACACATAGAGCCAGCTTAAAGATGGGTGACGACTGGTATTCGTATGGCTCTATAAAGCGGGACGCAGTGAACATCAAGACAGGTAACTCTTGGACGCAGTTAGCCAAGGGCATGGAAATTGAGTTCATGTACGACCAAAATGGGGACTTCAAGAACATTAAGAAGAAGACATTCAGCATCACTGATGCTACTTGTGCAGAGCCTCAAGGGCAACCTGTACAACAATCAGCACCAGCTAGACGAGGCAATGTTAATCCTGCTGAAGTAGGGCAGTGCATGAACTTAGCTGAGTCGGTACTCGGTTATAACGGTAAAGACCTCTTGAACCCTGAGAAAGTTACTGAAGCAATTGCTTGGTACAAAGAGGTACGAGTTCTGTTTACTGAGCTGTATGAAGGTGTGAGTATCCAAGAGAAGGTGGCTAAGACAGCTCCTCCTCCTCCTTCTAACAATAAGGCTGAATGGTACTACGATGATGATGAAGTCTAAATAATTACAGAGACCCTTCGGGGTCTTTTACATAACAGGATATTAAAATGATTGAAATAAAAAAAGCTAATTTTGTTGAAGGCGGATACCACATGATTGTTGATGGGTTCTATATCCCATTCGACAAGGTCGTTATCTCGACTGCAGGTATGCTGACACTTTACAATAACGAGAGGTTTGTGTGTCTAGTTAGCTACGAGAGCGAAGATAAAGTCTTAAAGCTTATGGGTGAAAAAGGTATAGAGTGCGTTTCAGAAGAGGTGGTATTATGAGTAAGGAAGATTTAAGATTGTTGTTAGCCAAAACCAAGTCACAACACGAGCGTTGGAAGCGCATCAGTAATCAAACAGTTGAGCAATTAATTGATGCTATGGAAATATTAATTAAGGAGAAGTACTGATGAGTCTAGAACAATACAAAGATGCAAACAGAAAAGAACTGTGGGAAACATTGCAGATTCAAGTAGAACGCATTGCAGAGCTTGAGAATCAATGGATAAGTGTGCAGGATAGATTGCCGGAGTTAGAAGATAACTCTGTTCTGGTTTATTTTACTACAACAAGCATTGAGACTGTTCATATTGAAGACAATTTTAAGGACATACCAAACGGTTTTGATAAAGAGGGTAATCAATTATACACAAAGTGGTACATATGTTCGGGCATAACCCACTGGATGCCACTTCCATCACCACCAAAGGAGCAAGAATGATAAACATAAACTTACTCCACATAAATGCTAGACTCCCTGATAAAGGCTCAGATGGATCAGCAGGGTTAGATTTATACACCGTTGACTCAGTGACTATACCTTCCGGACAACGTGCCTTACTACGTACAGGTCTTGCTATGTCGATACCAGAAGGGTATGTTGGTCTTATATGGCCTCGAAGCAAACTTGCTGCTAAGATGGGTATTGATGTTCTAGCAGGTGTGGTTGATTCGGACTACAGGGGCGAGGTAATGATTAGCTTGTTAAACACTGGGTTTGATCCTGTTGAGATTATGACAGGGGATAAAGTGGCACAGATGATAATCCAAAAGCATTACAGCGATATAGGAATAAACTTAGTACATAATCTCGATGATACGACAAGAGGTAAGTCTGGAGTGAACTCTTCAGAGATGAGATTTAGATAACCAGAAGGAGGTATACAATGAGTACACCACAGTGGTTTAGTAACCCATATTCAGAACTCACAGAACAGGACAAAGAGGAGAAGGCTGAATATGAAAGAATCAGAGAAGAGCAAGAATCTAGCAATTGATGGGGACATCCTCCTCTATAGCATAGGTTGGGGTAGCGAAGATATCCAAGAGAGTTGGATAGTAGACCAAAGAATTGAAAACTTCTTTAGTAACTTATTTAAGAACGTAGGCACAAGTAAGTACAAAGTCTACCTAACAGGTAAAGGTAACTTTAGGAACGGCTTGGCAGTAAGCCATAAGTACAAAGGTAATAGGAAGAAAGAGAAGCCTAAGTGGTACAAGTACATAAAAGACTACCTAATGTATATGTATAACACAGACTTAATAGAAGGAATGGAAGCTGATGATGCTATGGCGATGCACCTAACAAGAGATAAGAATGCTGTATGTTGCAGTATTGATAAGGACTTACTGCAAGTCGAAGGGTGGCATTACTCTTGGAAGACACACAACAGGGATGAGATGCCCTTGCGTTATGTGGATTACTGGGGTAAGTTAGAGAGACGAGAGAAGAAGCTATATGGAGAGGGTGTGATATGGTTGTATGCTCAATCTTTATTAGGGGACTCCACAGATAACATCATCGGTATAAAGGGGTACGGTAATGTCAAAGTCTACAACACGCTCAAAGATTGCAAGACGGAAACAGAGCTATACAATGTTGTCAAAGAAGCATATGAAGGACAGCATGGCGAAGAAGCCGAAGTTAAGCTGAAGGAGAATATGGATTTACTGTGGATGGTAAGAGAGCTAACAGATGAAGGAGAGCCTGTACTATGGCAACTACCGTCAAGAAACTGAAGTACAATGAAGTATCTGTACTCAGAGGAGAGTTACTCAAGAAGAACAAAGATAAATGTCCTATCTGTAAAGAAAAGATAGTACAAGGGGAGGCAGCATTAGACCACTGCCATAAGACAGGTCATATACGGAATACTGTGCATAGGGACTGTAATATCCTCTTAGGAAAGATAGAGAACTACATAGGACGTTACGGTAAGAGACTCCGTAATACTGAAGTTCTCGATGTGGCTCTTAGTCACATAGTTGAGTACATGACTCAGGACTACACAGAGAATCCTTTTCATCCTACACATAGGACAGAAGAGGATAAGCAAGTGAGGAACTGGAGACAAAGAATGAAGAAAGCTAAAAGAAAAGAAACCAAAGATAAGTATAAAAAGCTTATACAGGAGTTCGACGATGCTAGAAAAATATAACTACTGGATATCCTTGATACATAGTGGGGATACAGACACACTAATAGAGGAGATAAATGAAGAACTCTTCCTCCTCTCACCACAGGCAGGTGAAGAGGTTGACATCACATTAGCAGAAGCTTGGAATTTTGCAGAGGATTATGTACATGAAGATTTTTAAGATAAAAACAACACAGAAAGTTAGTCCTAATGTAACACACCTCATGATTCCAGATACTCAATGTAAACCTGATGTCGATATGTCTCACCTAAGTTACATAGGTCAGTACATAGTAGATAAGAGACCTGAAGTTATTGTACACATAGGCGACCACGCTGATATGCCTTCTCTAAGCTCCTATGACAGGGGCAAGAAGAGTGCAGAGGGTAAGAGGGTACACTTAGATATTGAAGCCAGTATAGAGGGTATGAGGCTTCTTCTACAGCCATTACATGAGCTACAGAAACAACAGAAGAAGAACAAGAAGAAAGTCTATACACCTCGTATGGCTCTCACTCTTGGTAATCATGAAGAACGCATCATGAGACACGCAGATAACAATCCAGAGTTATCAGAGTTCTTATCTTATGATAACTTGAAGTACAAAGAATTTGGATGGGAAGTACATGACTACCTGAAACCTGTAATTATTAATGGTGTCGCTTATTGCCACTTCATGGCTAACCCTTTCTCAGGTAAGCCTTATGGAGGCACTGCTCAGAATGTACTGAAGCAGGTAGGAGAGAGTTTCTGTGTAGGGCATAAGCAGACACTAGATGTAGCTACAAGATTCTTACCTGCTAGTGGTAGACAGCAGTGGGGTATTATAGCTGGAGCATGTTATGCACATGATGAAGGTTACAAAGGACATCAAGGTAATCATCATTGGCGAGGTATAGTAGTTAAACACAACGTACAAGAAGGTAGTTTTAACCCTATGTTCGTTGACTTAGATTATTTGAAAGAGAGGTACGAGAAATGATGGATTTAGAGAGAGCAACAGATGCACAGATAGAGAAGAAGTATCTCCTCTGGCACTACGCAATGATAGAAGCCTTCGGAGGGGAGTTAAGCCATGCACAGCAAAGTAAGGAAAAGGAATTAAGAGATGATGATACGGATATAGATAGCTTGAGGTTTTTCTCAGGAGGCTTCCATGAGTTTGCTGAGTACTACGAAGCGAGGCTAGGGAGCAAATGAGTATTAACTTCAAACAGTTCAAAGACCACGTAGTGATTCCTACGTTGAAGTACTTAGAGAATGAGATACCCTATAGTGATGAAGCTGTAGACCTCCTCATGATGACTGCAGCACATGAGAGTAAAGGCGGTAAGTTCCTAAGACAAGTAGGAGTACCTGATGGTGTAGGAGCTTATGGTGTCTACCAAATGGAGTTAGAAACAGCAGATGATATCTGGTCTAACTTCCTAGACTACAGAAGCTTAGGTAAAGTCATTGACGATATAGTAAGTAGTATCAGTGAAGATAGTTTAATTACTAACCTCACTTACGCTACAGCTATGGCAAGAGCGCATTACTACAGAGTACCTCATGCTATACCAACGAAGGGTGATAGCAGTTACTTAGATAAGCTTGGCAGGTATGCTAAGAAGCATTACAATACCCCATTAGGTAAAGCTACTAGTAGTAAGTACGTATTAGATTATTTAGAGTGGAGGGATTCATGAGTCACTACAGTGAAGCAAGGGAGGCCGATTGGCCTACAGATGATCGTATTAACAACATAGCACAGAATGGTGCAACTGGAGAACATTACATGAAAGAACTAGAAGAATACGTAGCAGCTATAGAAGATAAGCTACTAGAACCCAAAGTAAGTAAGTACCACAAGAAAATTCGTAATCATGGCGTTACTGTGGATGTGTATGATGTTCTAGATGCTTACGGTGTAGAGAACCCTGCTGTAGCACATGCAGTCAAGAAGATGTTGATGGCAGGTCAGAGAGGATATAAAGACTTCCAGCAAGATATACAGGAAGCCATAGACAGCTTAGAGAGAGCAAAGGACTTCCCACCTCTCCCCTTCTAGTACAGATAAGCAGGGGCTTCTCCAGCCCCTCTTACTCTTCCTTATTTAAGAACTCTCACAAAAGAATTCCCTCATCTTATCATTAAGAGAGCCTTGTATCCCTAACCCTTCAAAATAAGATGCCCACCTGTCGTTATAAGAGCCTGTTTTACCTTTACTGCCCAACCACTCATACCAACCAGTGTTGAATTGTAAAGAAGGTTTACCTAACTCTGTTACCAAGAAAGTAATCTCCATATCATTAAGGGTTGCCATCTAAATTCTCCTGTGGTTTAAATCGTGTTTCGTATAGATAAGAAGCCTG